CAAACAGGCATACCTTGAGGACTTACAGGAGACGATCGTCTCGGAATGACGTAAAACTTGACCTGGTGGAGTCATCCCCGTATATGCCCGTGATGGAGACACGTTAACAACCCTGGTCGGGATGGTCTACACGACCCCTGGAGTTTCTTGTTTCTCACAAAAACAAGTGGCGTGCATGTTTGACCTTCTAAATAGTGGAGCCTAATAGCTCCGCTATTTTTATGTCTGAAATTAAAAAGGACGTAAATGTAGAGAAGGATAACGATGAAGATAAGAGTGAAGTTCTTGGTAATTTAGTGAAAGTTGTAGTCCTCATTTGGTCTGCATCCCTTCTTACATTTAGTTACGTTCGCTTACCCAACGGTCAAAAGATTCTAGATTTTGATCCCACCTTCATCGCCTCGGTGTTCTCTGGATCTTTAGCTGCGTTTGGATTGTCTCCTGCTAGAAATGGCAGTGCTCCAAAGAAAGCGCCTGAGATTGGAAAGAAAGAAGAAACTCAACCGAAAGTATAATCATGCAAAAATTAATCAATGTACTCGCAGTGTCGTCTTTTGCTTTATCTGCTGCCATTGTTGGTAGTGGTGTCTATGTTTATCTTAACAAAGATGCTCTGATCGAAAATGCAAAAGCAAAGGTAACTAAAGCTGCTACAGAAGCAATTGCTGGTGCACTCCCTGGTATGCTGGATGCAGCAATGCCAGAACTTCCTAACACAACTGGCGGTGTTGTGCCTGGTGGTGCTAGTATGCCAGGAATGCCTGGTCTCTGATGCCTAGAAATATGATTATTCGTAAAGATGAATTGGAAGTTCGCATCCTCAAGATGAAGAACGAACTGTATGATGGTTCTTGGTATAGTAAAAATGCTGACTACCACGATGGAGCACAACAGATGCTGAATCGTGTCTTAGATATGCTAGGTGAATTCAGAGACTATGGATCCAATCCCTGATATTAATATACAAATTAGGAACATTGATATTCCACCGACACAGATCTGGGATGTCAATGTTCCTAGTACAATTCCTAGGGTAGTTCCTGTCACAACACAGATAGGAACACCCATTGTTAACATGCCTGGATGCGTCACTGCTCATGAGAAGAGTGACAAGAACGATACGATCATAAGTGATGATCCTAAAGGCGCAAAGATTTTTTGTGACGGAACTGTTCCCTCGTTCAATCCTATTCAGTATGAACCTGAGAACATGACGTTCGAGCAGAGTGCTCCTGTACCTAAGATACCTGGACCACCTGAGACCCCTGCTCCAAAGACACCAGAGATTCCAAAGACAGATCCTGTTACCGCAGTGACAGAAGAGACGGTGGAAGAAGTGCCTGATACAGATTGGGTAGAAGAATATTTACCACCAGTCTCAACGGTCACCACAACAGCATCTATCGCTGTGGTTGCAACTACCTCAGCACTGTTGGCGAAACCGTTGGCAGATCTTTTGTTGAAACTAATCAAACCAACGATCAAGAAAGTGCTGACGAAAGTCCAGAAGATGATTGGTAAGAAGATTAAGGTCTACTCTTTAAGGGAGCGCCGAGGTCAGCAGCGTTCTCGGAATAAGGCTGTTCGCGTCTTGAAGGGGCGGGAATAGTATGAACGTGTGGTTTGATGTGAGTTACGTTCTGCACAACCACGTCTGCACATACCCTAGCGTATCTGCTTTGTGGATGGAAGCGGATTCCCTCCTTTATCAACTGTCCACAATTTTTGAGACGGGCTAGTTCAAAATCTAATCTCTTATTAGCAAGTAGTTGTTCTCTGTAAGCATTGTGGTTCTTTGCTGCTTGCTTACACAATGCTACTTGCTCTTTGTCTAATGGAATAGACCACGTAGCAGAAAAACCTACGCCAATATTATAGTTTTCTTTTTGTCCAGTCCTCGTCGGAACGTAATATAATATGGAGCCAGGATTATCTGGTGCTCCATCCTCGTCCATATCTCTCATGTCATAGACAGGACTGTCATAGTAATCTTCCCAAGGACGTTGGAAGTTTCCTGCTGTAGTTACATAGGGTGTGATGTTTAGTGTACTACCCTGACAGGAGATGCCGTCCCCATATTGTGAGGTGATATAAGGACCCTGTAAAACCTGGATAGCTTGATTGGTCACTGAGCCTGAACTATTCGCCACTGGAGATGCAGTAGCAGACACACCGCCAACTGTCTCAGCGTGTGCTGGTGTGGCACAGAACAGTGCTACGATTACTGCGTAAAGACGCTTGTAGTTTCTGTTGTGCTTTCGATGATTGTTTCTCTTTGAATCACTGTGTGATTGCTGAGCCCTGGTCCCATGTACGTCTCTGTGTACTGGAACGCTGCTCCTGGTACCGACTGTTTGAAGTCTGGTCTCGAACCCACTCCTGTCCATGTTGTAGAATTCCCATTGATTGTTGCGTTTACTCCAGTAGTAGTTGGAGAAACACTCTTATTATCTATAACCTCAACGCCACTTCCCGAAACACTGAATTGATATCCAGTGTTGTAGTCCATGGAGTTTATCACCTCGTTTATTGTCGATTTCGTGGTTGTCGTGCTCGTCATTGAGCCCTGGCTGAAATTTGGGACAACGGGGACTGCCTGGGCGGTGGCACCTGTGAGTAGGATTACCACCGCACTCGTCGCAATACTCCAAGTTGTCTTTCCAAAAAGGGTCATCACGAGGATCACTCACTTGATAGTTAACTCGGTGACAAATTGTCCTGTCGCCGTAGTACCTGCTCCGCCAGCGGTCAAACCAATTGTGTGACTGCTATCGATGGTACCTGCCAAGTCACCAACGGTGCCAGCAGCATTGGAAGTCTGATTGGAGAAGGCACTCACAGCACCTACGGTAGGAGCAGTGGTGATTACAGCATCAGCTTCGGTGTAAGTAGCAGTGAACGAGAACGCTTCGCCTGCAGTTGCCTGGGTGGCGGTGATGGTACCTGGATCATAGATTCCATCGGTGATGCTACCAGCAGTCAGAGCATTGGAGTTTGTTCCGTCTGATGTGGTAACATTATTACCTGTAATACTGTAGGAGTTTCCGATTCTGGTTGCCTGCGTTGCTGCAGAGTTTACCGTGAGTTGGACACTCGATTGGATCTTATGAATGCTGTCTGCATATGCCGCCGATCCAGCGAACGATGCTAGCAGCAATAGAAATGACAGTTTCTTCATTTACCTATGGCATACACTATAGTATATAGACTTTTTCTGTTTGTTCGCGCTGACACATAGAGCTTGACAGAATTTCACAAAGCCTATATAATTATGTTACAGATCTTTACAAAGAACAATGACTGTCACCACAAACGAGTACGGGCCACAGAATCTTTTCGCGAAGGAACCTAAAATGGTAGTATAAGACTACATCCATAAGGGTATCATCTCGCCAATGCAGCAACGTGAAATGTACAACGGTCGCTGGGCAATGATGGGCATCGTCTCTGGTTTCATCTCGTATGCAATCACTGGCAAACTGTTCTTTGGCATTTTCTGATGACTGAAGTTATCTTCACCGTCAGCACAGTTGCATTTTTCGTTCTTCTAGGGTATTCTGTAGAACAACTTGCAGAAACCTATTGATGCAATACACTGAAGAAGCACTCGTCGAAGCAGTCGCTGCCCTCGGATGGGATGTCGTCAACGATGATATCCATGTTGAGATTGGCGGCACCTCAGTCTATGAGATTGAAGGTGCAGGCACCAAGTGGGCACCAGTCAAAGGTACCCGCAAGTATAATAAGGACGCCTTCATCGTGATCAAGAATCGATCACGCAATCCTACGGTTCCTTCCCAAGCAAACCCTGATCTCAAACCACATCATGCCTGATCCCGATGCCCTTTGGAGGGACGTTCAAAAGCTCGACGATTTGTATGAAGAGCTACTGTGGCATCCTGACGATGAATTACAATTTACTCACGATGGTCAACGCATCATCATTACCAACAAAACACTGGAGCAAAAACAATGAAATTTGGTTTTACACCTGAGGCAGAAATCCTCAACGCACGCGCAGCAATGATTGGTTTCGTTGCAGCAGTCGGTTCTTACCTCGCAACAGGGCAAATCATCCCTGGCGTTTGGTGAACGACATGTTACTGATTGCAGCATCTCTTATAGGAGGGTTCATCTTTGCATCCCTGTTGACTGAAGATGCTCATGATGATGACGATGACCAAGGGGGTGGGATGATGATCCCCTCCGTAATTCCTTCAGGGGCTTGACGCCCCTTTTTTCATGTGTTAGGGTAGGACATCCTACGAGAGAGACACATGTTCATTGCTTCCATGCCTGCTCCACCTCCAGTGGTCAAGTGGGAATGCAAAGACTGCACGTCACAAGAGAAGTTTGTGTTGAGGGAAGTGCAGATGAGAACAGACATCACAGACAAGTATGCACTCGCAACCATTCTGGGTAACATTAAACAGGAAAGTCGCTTCCATTCCAACATTTGCGAGGGAGGGTCTAGAGTTCCTTATCACCGTTGCTATAGCGGTGGGTATGGAATCATCCAGTGGACTACTGAGAACCGTTATGCTGGGTTAGGAACCTTTGCTCGGAAGTACAAGTGTGATCCCAGTTACCTGAACTGTCAGGTTCGCTATATGATTAGCGAGAAACAATTCCAAACTACACTCTCCAAGTTCACGCAGAACGGCAGGAGTGTGCGCTACTATATGAAAGCTGCCTACTCCTGGTTGGGGTGGGGAGTTGAGGGTTCCCGTGTCAATTACACCTGGGAGTTTGCCAATAAATTAACTGGCACCAAGGGTTGACAAGGTACGGTAAACCCTGTATTATAAATAGGTCAGAAGGTTAAGCAATGTAAATTTCTTAATCTTTTTTTCATGACGCCTTACCGAGACTAAACAGCGTCATTAAATAACAGTCTCTCATATCCTGTCTAAGGGTGACAGGAAATAGTAACTCCACCATTTCCCTGATGGTCTTACTTATTTTTTAGTTCAATGGCTACTACACTTTCGCGCCAGCAAGGCGCATCCTCATGGGAATCATTCTGCGAATGGGTGACTTCCACTAACAACCGTCTGTATGTCGGTTGGTTTGGCGTTCTGATGATCCCTACGCTGCTTGCAGCGACTATTTGTTTCATCGTTGCCTTCGTCGCTGCTCCCCCAGTGGACATCGACGGTATTCGTGAACCAGTTGCTGGTTCGCTGCTCTACGGGAACAACATCATCTCTGGTGCTGTTGTGCCTTCGTCCAATGCGATTGGTCTTCACTTCTACCCGATCTGGGAAGCCGCATCCCTTGATGAATGGCTCTATAACGGTGGTCCTTTCCAACTCGTAATCTTCCACTTCCTCATCGGCATCTATGCTTACATGGGTCGTGAGTGGGAACTGTCTTACCGCCTCGGTATGCGTCCTTGGATCTGTGTTGCTTACTCTGCACCTGTTGCAGCAGCATCTGCAGTCTTCCTTGTCTATCCTTTCGGTCAAGGTTCTTTCTCTGACGCAATGCCTCTTGGCATCTCTGGTACTTTCAACTACATGCTTGTCTTCCAAGCAGAGCACAACATCCTGATGCACCCCTTCCACATGTTGGGCGTCGCAGGTGTCTTCGGTGGTTCCTTGTTCAGTGCAATGCACGGTTCACTGGTTACCTCTTCTCTGGTTCGTGAAACAACTGAAACTGAATCCCAGAACTACGGTTACAAGTTTGGTCAGGAAGAAGAGACTTACAACATCGTCGCCGCTCACGGTTACTTTGGTCGTCTGATCTTCCAATACGCTTCATTCAACAACTCCCGTTCCCTGCACTTCTTCCTTGCTGCATGGCCTGTTGTTGGCATCTGGTTCACTGCACTTGGTGTTAGCACCATGGCATTCAACCTGAACGGTTTCAACTTCAACCAGTCCATCATCGATGGTCAGGGTCGTGTGCTCAACACCTGGGCAGACGTACTCAACCGCGCTGGTCTGGGCATGGAAGTTATGCATGAGCGTAACGCACACAACTTCCCACTCGATCTTGCTGCTGCTGAGAGCACTCCTGTTGCACTCACCGCACCTAGCATCGGTTGATACGAAGTTACATACAACCTGGTAGGACCCTTCGGGGTCCTATTTTTTTCTCTAATAATGTAAAGTTATGTCTCACGATTTACTCGAACTTCTGACCTACTATGTTATCGTCGCTGTTGTATTCGTCGGTGCACCTGGAGTGTTCTTCTTCATTGTCTTCATGCCCGCTCTCCAGAATACGAAAGGACGTATGGTAGGGTATTCAGATCACAAGACATACGGTGATTCGTCCATCTACGAAAACACACCAAGTGATTACAAAGGATACACCTTACAAATTGGCACAGATCATTCGTGATACTTGGCCACAGTTGTATTGGTTAAAAAAACAAAAGGTTAAAAACAATGACAACAAGTACACTACAAGCACCAAGGAGGGAATGGTTTGACATCCTTGATGACTGGCTTAAACGGGATCGCTTTGTCTTTGTGGGCTGGTCTGGACTACTTCTTTTTCCCACTGCTTATCTTGCAATTGGGGGCTGGCTCACTGGTACTACTTTCGTTACGTCGTGGTACACCCACGGGTTGGCAAGTTCCTATCTTGAAGGCGCTAATTTCCTTACAGCGGCTGTGTCAACGCCTGCTGATGCTATGGGTCATTCTCTTCTTCTACTTTGGGGTCCTGAAGCTCAGGGCGATTTCGTCCGCTGGGTCCAACTTGGGGGACTCTGGGCTTTTGTGGCGCTCCATGGAGCCTTCGCTCTTATCGGTTTTATGCTCAGGCAGTTTGAACTCGCTCGTCTAATCGGTATTCGTCCCTACAATGCTATCGCTTTTTCAGGTCCGATTGCTGTCTTTACTTCTGTGTTTCTCATTTATCCTCTCGGACAGTCCTCGTGGTTCTTTGCGCCGTCGTTTGGCGTTGCAGCGATTTTTAGGTTCCTCCTATTCCTACAGGGCTTCCACAACTGGACGCTCAACCCGTTTCATATGATGGGTGTTGCAGGTATCCTGGGTGGAGCATTGCTTTCTGCAATCCACGGCGTTACAGTAGAGAACACTCTGTATCAAGATGGTGATGATGCAAATACTTTCAAGGCATTTGATTCTACCCAAGAGGAAGAAACCTACTCAATGGTTACTGCAAACCGTTTCTGGTCTCAGATCTTTGGTATTGCGTTTAGCAATAAGAGGTGGGTGCATTTATTTATGCTCTTTGTTCCTGTTATTGGTCTT